AGTTAATCTTGTCAAAAAATACAGGCGCGGCTACCGCTGTCACACTTACGCTATCTGTTTGGCTTTGATAAGTCACTATGATAGTATTTGTCCCAGTAATAAGTGTATCACCGTCATTAGACGATAGTGTATAGTCTGTATCTGTAAGCGTATCATCAGGAGCATTACTGTATTGTGCTGTAACGGTGAGATATGGCTTAATGACATCAAGAGAATCACCAACACTGAAGTTCGGAGTTTGGGCATCAAGCGTAGCTGTTATTCCAGTTAATACTTTAGCAGCGGCTGTCACAGCTATAGTGATATTGCCTGTTACATCTGTAATTGTGATAACACCGTTAACATAAGAAGAAGATATATCAACGCCTCCCATTGTTACTGTAACAGTAGCACCTGTAAGGGTATATCCGTTGTTTGGTGTGATTACAGCTTGATATTGATTATGTTCATACACAGATGAAGAGCCATTACTTGTGCAATTAACCAAATTGCTTGTCACTTGATAAAGCGTTGGAGCGACAGAAACAACTAAGTCAAATGTATCAGTAACTGTCACACCGTTTTCTGTATATGAAGCAGTGATTTGTTTAGTACCAGTAGTAGTGATGTCCCCACTAAGAGTATAAACAGTGACTACGGCACTTGTATTGTCGTCATAACTTGCAGTAACAGTCAAATAAGGCTTTACATCATCAAGACTCTGCCCTGCATATACATTCGGTTGTGGTGATTGTACGGAAACAGTTAAACCTATAACAGTCTTTGTAATAGGCGGATTTTCGATTATGTCAATCAAATCATCAACTCCTGTACCAGTTGTATAGACCGCAGCCTTAAAAAGTGCGACAATTGCAGCACGCTCGTCAGTTGTAAGCCCTCCTCCTCCACCATCATTGCCAACAAACTTAGCCCATTGATAACTTTCGTATGTTGATGGTGCTGTTTGATTATTGTCGGTACAAATACCAATATATCTGCAACCTACCTCAAATGTAGAGCTAATATCTGAATCAGATTCTGGCATATTGCGAGAATACATAATATGCAAATAAGCACTATCGCCTTGTTCACCTTGTGGACCAGTTTCGCCTTGAGGACCAGGCGCACCGTTCTCACCTACATATTTTGACCACGTGTAGGAAGTGTACGAAGTAGGTGCGGTGGAAGAATCACCGCTATACACACCGATATACTTGTCACCGATTTGCGGAGTAGCGTGCATGTCGGTGTCGGAGGCTGGCATGCTGGCGGCGTACTTGATGTGGATGTACGCATTATCGCCTGGGGCGCCAGGATCGCCTTGAGGTCCAATTGGAGCTTCATATATTTCATCATCAATTTTAATTCTTCGCAATATCGAAGGCTTGCCACCTCCGTCAGGGTTGGCTTCCACCTTGGTGCCGCTATCGTCCACGATGGCCTTCAGGACTTCATTGAGAGAATCGCCGGATATGTCGCCGTCCACGTTCTCATAGATGTTGTCGTCGATGTATTGTTTTAATTCTTCTTTTGTCATGGTTTTGTTGCTTTTGCAGTTTTTGAAAAATGGCGGCAGCTTTCGACCACCGCCATTGACAGTTGTAGTTTATCCTCAGTCTTATTCGGTCGAGACGACGGCGAAGACGTAGGCGGTCGTGCCGGTGCCTGAGTCGGTGATGGTCACGATGTAGGCTCCAGCGGGGCAGTCGGCGGCGGCGTTGATCTTCACCACGCCGTTGGCGATGGTGGTGGTCAGCTTCACGTTGCTGGTCGTTGCACTCAGCGTGCCGGTGGCGTTGGTGACGACCACGTTCGTGCCGCCTCCGGCCAACATGGCCACGTTCGAGCGGCTCACGCCAATGCCGATGTCGGGCAGGGTGTTGCTCGGCACCAATGCGCCCGTGCCGGTGAAGTTCACGGTGTAGTTGGCGGCTTCGTTGTTGGCTGCGTTGGCGGTGTACGAGTTAATCCACGCGTCGCCGACGTAGTACATGAAGTCGTTGCCGTCAACGGCCAAGGCTGGGTCGTGCGTCACCTGGTTGAGTGCCTCGGTGTTCTCGGCGGGGCACCAGTAGAGCTTCAGCGGAGTGCGGTTGATGGCCAAGGCCAGCAGCTTGTCGGATGCCTCGCAATAGAGGTTGTCGGTCGACATGCTCCAGCTCTTCATGCCTGGGAGCGATGCCTGCCAACTTCCAGAGTCCTTGCTGGTGGCGTCGAAGCTGTCCACATTGAAGTTGAGGCTACAAGTGGTGGCCAACGCCAAGGCGATGAGGGCGTGCGAGGCGTTGCCGTACAATGCACCTTCCTCAACGAATATCATTAGGTTTTCTCCTTTGATCGGATTCATGGTAGTATCTCTTTAGTGTTGATTTCAAATTGAATAGTCTGCAAAAACAACCCGTCGAGGAAGTCCTCGGGGCCGATGTTGGTCACTTTCACGGTCTTGAACGATATTCCCTCGAATTTCTTGAAGGACAAGGCCAGCAGCGCATCGGTGACGCCCTGGGCGAGGTTCAAGCCGTTCGTATAGTCGTCATCGGCGATGGTGACGCTGTATTCGTGCGTGATGTCGCCGGTGAATAAATCCTTTGTATAGTCAGGCTCAGCCGATGTCCGCTGGTACACGGCGAACGGCGTGGGCGGCTGGGGGTCGTTGAAGGTGGCGATGACCGGATACACATGCAGCGACTCGCTCACGCCCTGGATGGCGTTGTAGATGTACTTGCCGATACTGATGTTCATTGTCTACCTCCTTTCGCGGCTGATTTCGCCCATTGCTTTGCCACAGCCTCTTCCATCCTGTCCTCCATGTCGCCGAAGACCTCGCTCTTGGTGCTCGCCACGGCATCCTTGAAGAACCACAGCGGGCGGATGCGGCCACGGTAGGCCATGCCCGCCCCGCGCAACTCGGCCACGGTACGGCCACGGTAGGCGCGGCTGCGTACCCGTGCGAAGCGGTCCACCGTGCCCATCTCGAAGAAGCGCAACAGGTAGCCGCGTGAGTTGCTCCGTCCGTTGCCCATGATATGCACCTGGCCGTAGAGCTGTCCCGTGGTGGCCTTCTGCACGTTGGCCACGATGCCCTCCGACGGGCGGCGGCCATGCCTGGTGGAGTTGCCGCCTGGCCAACGCCCGCGAAGGTTGCGGCGCGTCTGCGTGGCGACCACCCTCACCGACTTGCGCAAGGCGTCGCGCTCAGCCTTGCTCAACTGCTTGCGGTCCATATTGGCCACGAAGTCGTAGAAGCGGCTGGCATCGAATTGAACATTGGGGTCATTGCTCATAGCGGGTGCAGTATAGGGTTTGGATGTCCTGGTTGTGGTTTTTCTCGATCATGTCGATTACATAGCGTTTGCCGTCGAAGTCGATGATGTCGTTGTCGGCGATAGGCACCGAGGCGCGCAGCTCGAAGCGGATCTCGGGGTTGTAGACCACGCGGTCCACATCGTTGTCGGATCGGTCGTGGCGGTTGTGCAGCACTCGACACCAATAGCTTCCAACGGCTTCGAGGCTCACGGTCTCGGCTCCGTTCTCATCCTTGGTGGTGATGGCCCGCATCACCGTCAGCCGCTCGTTCAACAGTCCCGACCTCATGCGAATGATTGGTTGAAGGACCGGTTAAACGAGTTCGACACATACGGCACATCGGTCGACGTGCCGACATCATACTTGCGGTAAGGCTGCAAGAGGTAGTGCAGGGTGCGTGGCACTTCGTGTGGTGCCGCGAAGGCCACGCTCTCCCTGTTGTTGTAGAGGTCGCCCACCAGCAGCTTGATGGCATGTTGGAGCGGCGTAGGCAGCACGCCCTTCTTCGTGTACCAGGCTAAAGGCTTACCCAACTCGTTGGCAATAGCCACCTCAGCGACCTGCTCGAGGCCGCCAAGGTAGTCGTCGTCAGCGTTCACCTCGATGCGGAGGTGGTGCTTCAGTTGCTCGATGGTGATGTAAGCCATGGCTTATCGGTTTAGGTGGCCGGGGTGATCTTGTTCACGGCGTAGGCGGTGCCGTTGGCGGCATCCCATGCCCAGTCGCAATAATAGTTGAGGGTCAGGACGATTTCGCCATTGCCTGCGAGGGTGTACGGGTCGACGGTGATGTCGAGCAGGTCGCCCCAGGTGCCGACATGCAGGCGGCTGAAGTCGGCGCAAGCGATGGCACCCTTCACGCCACTGGCAGCGGCCACAAGGCTGTTGGTGATGAAGGTCGGCTCATCATCAACCATGCCGTCGGCCATGATGGCGGAGTTGCTGTAGGTGAGGCGCGGTTTCTGCTTCAGCAGGCGGGCTGCACCTGGGTCGACGATGAAGGTCGGGCGCATGTTGCCGGTATAGATGGACTCGGCAAGGGCCAGCACGGTGTCGTAGCTCAGGGCGGCATCGGTCACGCCAGTGGCGTTGTACATGATGCCGTTGTGAGGCGAGGTGCCGTATCCGAGGACGGCCATTTCAAAGGCTTGGGCGATGGCGCGGCTGATGTTGAGGCGCAGGCGACGCTCCAGGTCTTCGCTGGTCTGGTTGAGGAGCTGCTTCGAGATGATGACCTTGCCGGTGAGGCGTTGAGGCGTCAGCGAAGCCTTGCCCATGGTGGGAGTCACATTGTCGGCGGCGGCGTTCTCGGCCTTGAAGCCGAAGTTGATGCGGCTCATGGTCGGGATCTTTGCGTTGCCAACGAGGCCGTTGTAGAAGTTGGCACCGGCTCTCTCCAACACGGTGAAGTTGTAGAGGGCTTCGATGATGGGCAGCACGTCTTCACGCACCATCTCAAGGCCACCGTTGTGGCTATTGGAGGTGAAGTTGTTGCCTGCGGTCAGGATGCCATCGAGGGCACGCTTCTCAGGGGCGGAGGCTTTCATCAGGATGGACGGGCCGTCGGTGCCGAACTCAAGGCCGCTGCGTTTGGCCATTTCGCGGCATTGGTCGGCATATTCGCCCTCGAATCTTCCACCGTTCACGATGTTACGGATAGAGGCAAGGAGGGAGAATTTCGGGGCTTTGTCCTTTGGCACTTCGCGGGTCTCGCCGCGCTCGATGTCGGCGAGTTGGCGTTGGAGGTCGCTGCGTTCGGCGGCCAGTTGGGTCATTTCGCGGGTCTCGGCCTCGGTAAGCTCACGCTGTTCGCGCTCGCAGATGGTCGGAAGCTCGCTCAGTCTGTTGTCGATCTCTTGGATACGATTCTTGATGTCTGATTTCTTCATTTTTGAATGATTTTGTTGATTTTACATTTAAGGTCTGCGATATATTTACCGAGTGCAACACGCTTTGATTCGGCCATTTGCCTCTCCTCAGCGGCACGCTCTTCGGCTTTCAGGGTTTCCAGCCCGCGAAGGTCGCAGGT